TCTTTTTAAAAGAGATTCATATAATTTATACTCTCTTCCTAATTCAGACTTTATAAAATATTTTTGTAATATATCTTTAGCAGGTGAGGTTTTATTCTCTAAAGTATCAGTAGTGATTTGGCGTACCAATAATTCAAATAGTATACCAGTATTCTTGTACTTTGAATGTTTAACTTGCATTCTTAATAAGTTTGTTTATTTATAAATATATAAAAATTTATCACTATTTTATTTGATCTTCATCTAATAATGAACTTCCTTTAATTTCTTTTTCAAAAATCATTTGTTTTTTCTGATTTTTAATATCATTAAACGCTTTTTTATTTTTATTTCGTTTAGATTTTACCTCAAGAGCTAAAGGAGAACCACCTTTATAATTAGGTTTTATTGAATCAGACGCATCATTATCAGTTTTCATTCCAACTGCTCCTATTCTATCTTTACCAAGAGCATTATCTTGTGTATTTCTATTAGATACTTTTTCTTTTGGTCTACCTATTGATTCTTTATCTTCATCATATCCTTCAGGTACTTCTCCATTATCATATCTATTTCTACCGTATAATGAAGCTAAATCATGCGGTGTACCATATGACTTACCAGTTTCAAGCGGATCATTACCTTCATTTTCTATCTGATTGATTCTAAATTTACGTTTAGCATCTTGAGCAATTAAATCTCTATATTCACTATAATCATCTTCACTTAAGTGGAATATATGTTCATATACAAAGTCAGTAGGCATTAATTTATTATCTAAGATTTGATTAGCTAAATCAACTTTTTCTTTCATTAATGTTACTCTTTCTTGATCATAAATTACTGAAGGATTAGTTAATGAAAGTTCAAAATTTACTAAAGCATCATCTTTATAACCTTGTGAATATAAATGAACTAATGCAATTTTTGTAAGTTCTGAAATTATAATTCTTTGTATGCGTTCAATTGTACGAGCAAATCTAATATCTTCAGCTGCTAATGTAGCTTTACCAGTTAAATCTTTTTCATAACCCATAAATGCTTTAGGTACTTTAAGAGCAGCAAATAATTTATCTCTTAAATATTCTACATCTTGAATTCCATCATATTGTAATCCACCTAAATTATCTATTTTAGTTGCTTGATCATTACCTCTTACAGGAATATAAAAATCTTCTAATAAATTCTGCATATTATATTTTAAATTATAATCGCCAGATTCTTGATCAATATAAGGGGTACGTTTCATTTTTGATATTGTTTTCTGCATAAAGTTTTCTACTTCAGCAGGTGCAATATTACCAACATTGATATAAAATATACGTTTTTCAGGAGCACGAACAATTCTATGAATTAACATAGCATCTTCCATCATTGTATATTGTTTAAATAGCTTACGGCCAGGTTCTAAATACGATCTACCATAAGGTAAAAAGTTTGTATCAGAAAGTAATCTAAAATGAGCAATTTCATAGTTATCAAAATAAATAGCTCTATCATTTTCATTTTGATAATTAGTACTAGGAACAGGATATTGTCCTGATGATTGGTTAATACCATCGGGGTCAAATCTATATCTTACATCATTTGGTCTTTCAGTATCATATCCATCTTGTCTTTCTATATGAAATGCATTATAAGGTATAACATTATAAACTCCAAATTTTTCAGAAATTTCTAATTTTAAGAAAAAATCCCCATATTTACACATATTTCTAATCCAGGGCCATAAATTAAATTCTATATTTAATACATCATAAAATAAATTATAAAGGATTTTTTGAACATCTTCATCAGAGCTTTTAATTGAAAGTACTTCTCCCATATCATTTTTTAAAGTACACTCATCAGAAATTATATCTAAAGCTGAGGCTATAATAGCATCGGTATCCATAGAATCATATTCATTATAAAGTTGAGGGCGCAACATTGCATAGTTAAAACTAGATTGGTACCCATAAATTGAAGTATGAGAATTAGTATAAATTCTATTAAATCTATCTACTACCGCATTGGTTTCAAGTTCTCCTCCAACTTGAACTTTATTTATATCAATTACTTTTAATTGATTATCTCCATCATTTCTAATAATTACATCAGTTGAAAATAGTCTTTTTAATCTTCCAAATAATCCAGTATCTGCCATTTTTTGTTTTTTATAATAGCCAAGAAATATCTTCTTCGCCGTTTGAATAAGGGTTGTCTATTTTATAGGGGTTTTTAAATGTTTCATTATTTGAATACCCTCCAGCATATGGAGAGGTATTGTTACTAACATTATTTAACATGCTTTTAGTCATGTCCATTCCTTTTTGTCTTAATTTAAATGCTGTTTCTCTTAAATAACAGCCTATTGAAAATGCCATAACTAAATCATCATTATATCCTGTTTGGGCTTCAGCTCTACCATTTCTCCATATAAATACTTTCATTTCTTCTAATAGTCGCACAGATCGAAATATAACTCCTTTATCTCGTACAGCTTCTTGAAATTTACCAATTGCTATTGGTCTAGTATTTGAAGCCATTGTAAAACCAGGTGTCATTTTGCTATAATCCATATAAGGATCAAAATAATTATCTACAGACATGGTATTGCCTTTAGGTGAATGATACAAATTTTGATAACCCCTATCAAGGATAGTTTGAATAGTTGACCATCCTATACTTGAATTTTCAGGTGCAAGTAAAGCATTATTATATTCAGTTGCTATACCAACTAATAAATTACCGAAATCTTTTGTACCCATTTGTCCTTTATATTCAGCAACTTGAGTAAAAGTTTCAACATCAAATACATGAAGTGTAGAACTATCTTTTCCATCTCCACGAGCAACATCAGCTACAACTAAATAGTCTCTTGAATAATCTGCTGGTTCCCATATCCATAAATTTTTATCTAATCCTCTTTTTTCTAATGGTTCTCTAATATTTTCCTTTTCATAATAATCTATGTTTTCAGGATAAAAAACAGTATCACCAGAAGTTGAAAAATCACAATCACATTCTTGTGCTGCCATTCTAGCTCCTAAGTCTGCATCTTGTTGATCTCTCCAATTTTGATCTCGTTCAGGATGTACTTCCCAAGGTAAACGTATGGGTAAAAAACTATTATCACCCATTTCAGCAGCAACCCATGTTTTATGAAACCAATTTCCAGTACCATAAGGTGTAGATAATGAAATACATCCACCACCCGTAGCTAATGTTTGTTGTGCTGAGGCCCATATTTCACCTATATTATTAATAAAGGCAGCTTCATCAATTATCAACAAAGAAACTGCTTCTGATCGACCAGCATCGGAACTTGCTGATGTTGCTTTAATTTGGGAACCATTATTTAATCGAAGTGTTAATTTATTATCTTCGGTTGGTTTTTGTTTTTCTTTAAGCCATGAAGGTAAGTTATCATACATAAACTTAACCTTTGTTACCATATTTTTAGCTGTTTCCTGTTTTGTTGCTATACAAAGTATGTTTTTATCTTGATTAAATAACATCATCCATAATGAATACCCTGCTGTTAAAGTAGATATACCTAACTGTCTAGATTTTAAAACAATTGAATATGGATTTTCTTGAAATAAAGTTAATACTTTATCTTGAAATGGATATAAATTAAATTGAATTCGACCTCGTTTTGGGTGTTGTATATAACAATACTTACGCATAAAATATGCAGGTGATGCAGCACATTTTACATATTCTTCTCGTATTTTCTTTTTAAGATCTTGGCTCATTTTATTTAAGTGCTATTAATATAATTAAGGGAGTTAAAGTAGCCAAAAATCCTCCACCTAACCACTTAAGACCTTTTTTTAGTCTATTATTTGCTTTTTGTAATTTACTAACATCTTTTTTTAAACCATCAACAATTAAAGATCTTTGTTCATCTATTTCAACATAATTGTTAATTTGAAGAATATAGTTATGATCTTTAACTTCAAAATCTGTTATAACACTATCTTGTCTTATAGATTTTTCATTTAATTCTAAAATTAATTGGTTTGTTTGATCAAGTTCAGCTATTGCAGAATCACCTTTAACTAAGTCAACTGCTATTTTTTTAGCAATGTCATAGTCAAAACATATTTTATTGATATCTTTCTGTGAAAAACTTATCGAGTTGAGTAGGAGTATAGGTAGTAATATTTTTAATTTTTTTACCATAATATTCTTTTACTTTTACTATTTCTATGTTTGTACTGTCAATTTGTTTATTTAAAATAACAATTTCATTTTGTTGGTATACGATAGACCTATTTAACTCTAATTGTTTATCTTCTAATCCTAATATGACATTATTTAAACTATCTATTTTTTGTTCTTGTTTAGTATAATCACCTACTTCAACTGGTGATATTGCTGTAATAATAACAGAAAATAATAAAAGTACAAAAACTGTTATGAATATCATAACATGCCATAACTTTAATTTAATCTTTTTATTCATACTAAAGTTTATACTGCTTTAGCTTTTTTATATTTTTTAACAATATCTTGTTTAGTTTTTAAATATGCTAAAGCTTCTTTATCACCCTCTTTAGATTTTTTCTCTTTATATGTATCCATAACATCTTGATATTGTTTAACTAAAGCATCTCTACCTCTAGCTGCTTTTTCCATTCCAGTATCTCCGGATGGTGCTTCATCACTTGTGTCAGAATATTCTACTTTATCAAACCCATCATCATCTTTTGTACGAGTAGCTGTTTTAGTAGCTCCTGCAGGGCGACCTTTTTTACCTGATCCGGTTGTTGTTGTTTTTTTAGGTTTGTTTGGGTCAGCTTTTCTACCTCGTTTACCAGGTTCTTTACCTAATACTGTATTAGCAGCATTTTTTTCAATAGTGTTTGTTGCTATATCATCGTTAAATTTATCTCCTGCTTCTTCTGCACCTGCAGCAACATCAGAAAGTAAATTTTGTAAATTAATATCATGAGTATCTTTAAGTTCTTTTTTAAGATTTTTAACATACCCTTTTAATCGTTGATTATTTCCTTCACCTGAAAATACTGGATCTTTTTTAAGTTTATCAATAGTAGCTTTTTCAGCTGCTTTAACAGCTTTAAGTTCACTATCCATGTTTTGTTTTTCTAATTGATCTTTTAATTGTTTCATACTAGCCATTTCAGCTAATTGCTCAATTTCTTTTAATAAATCAGAATCTTTATGGACATCAGGCATTTCACCTAAAGCTCCAGATATTTCTTCACGTATAATCTCAAGTAAACGAGTTTTTTTCATTGTAGTATATTTTTATTTACTTATAAATATTAATGAAATATTGTTTGTTTGATTTTCTTTATTCTTTCCTCGGTAGAGCCCGATATTTCTGTGTATTTAGGATGTTTACCTAACTTATCTCCAATTATGCTTTTAATTGATTTATCAATTTCTTTTCGATATTCTTTGTCTATTGTTCTAACCCCATTATCCTCTAACTCTACACCTTTAGGAGAAACATAAAATAAATAATCATAATCATTAATTAAATTTTTAGCTAAAGTTTCAAATTGCTTCCCTTGAGTCCAGGAAATTGATTTAGCTGATTTAGTAAATGCTATAACATCTACTATAGTTCTATCTGTTATAATTTTTTCTTGTAATAATTCAGAAGATCGTTCTGCTAAAAATATTAATTGACCCTTAATTGTAGAATCAGTATTTAAAGGAATACCTAAATCCCTTAAATATTCACTACGCTCAGTAGCAAATTTATAATCTTTAAATTCAGGTAATTCTTTTAACGCATTAACTAACGTTGTTTTACCTACACTCATTGTACCACAAAACCCTATTTTCATATTTTTATTTTAAAATTGATTCAGCAACATAAGTACCCTGTGCTCCTGAAACTGTTATACCTCTTGCACTTAAAGCATCTCCTACAAAATATACGTTAGGATAATCATTTAGACTAAGATCTTGATAATCAACTAATGGTTCAGGTGACAAATATTTTACCTCAGGCATATAAATACCCCAATCATCTCCAAGTGTAGGGAATACTTTTGTCATATCTTCAATAAAATCAACTATATAATTTCCATTTTCTCCTAATGCATCAAATAAGGGTTCTGTATTATTTACTGTAACACATTTAACAGAATCACCTTCTGATGTTTTAGATGGTATTCTATTACTTGGTGAATAATATGTACCTACACCATCAATTTGCAATTTTTTAACTGCTTCTCTTGCCCAATCAAATGGTTTATCTATACCTTGTATTTCCATTAATATACCAAAATTAGTCATATCATTTCGATATGCTTCATCTTTTTTAGCATGTCCATTATAACTTACATCGCCATAAGTGTGTTCCGCAGCAACATAAGCGGCGTTATTGTTTGTACAAAATGAACGTAGTGATACACCTTTATCTTCAAATTTTCTATATAATTTAAAATCATAACTAATATCTATTAATTTTTGGAAATGTTTTTGTGGTGCCTCAAATCGAACACCTATTTGAACTGGTTTAGGTTCAGTTGCTAATTTATAATCTTCAGCTAATTGTTTTCCAAAATCAATTCCTGATTTACCTACACCAAAAATGAGTTTATCATATTTGTTATTAAAATCTCCATAAGATCTTTTATCAGTAAATACTTCTTGAGTATTAAAATCAATTCGAGTAACTTTAGTTTCCCAAATAAAATTAACACCTTTACTAACTAAATAATCATACCAATTTTTACCTATTTCATGTAAATAATCTGTACCAACGTGCCATACTGGAAATAAACGTAACCCAAAATATGGTTTAATAAAATCTGGTTCTGATTGAGGATCAGAGCATTGTACTTCCTCTGGTTTAGGATGGAATCGTTTAAAGTTAGCTATAACTTGATCAAATAATTCCATTGCTTTATCTTCACCACAATATTTTGATAAGTGACCCCCAATTGAGGTATGATAAGTTAATTTACCATCACTCCAACCACCTGCACCTAACATTCCTGTCATTACTTCTTCAGGTAATCTATTATATGGATCTTTACCCATATCAATTATAGTGATTTTATCACCAGGATATCCGTTATCTACTAATTTAGTTGCAGCATTAATACCTGCTACACCCGCTCCTACAATTACTATTTTATTCATCTATAAATTTTATGTATTAAATATAATAAAAAAAGTGACCTAATCCAAAGATTAGGCCACAGCTCTAAAAGTTTTTTATGTTTAAATTCGACTGGCTATGAATCAGTCTATATATTAGTCTAAATTAGGTCTTCTACCTTTTTCTTTTTCCATATCAATCATTGCTTTAATAGCAGCTTTATTTTCAGGTGAACCATAATCAGGTCTTTTAATACTAGGCATCAGTTGTTGCATTGCAATATTTAAATCAGTTAAATCACTAAATGAAGCATTTTTTATTTTAGGGTCTTTTAACATATTCATCATACCTCTGATTAAAGAGTTTTTTCCATAATCCGAATTTTCATCAATAGATTTCTTTTTGGGATTTGGAACAAAAAATGAAAGTCTTCCTTCTCTGCCAATATTAACATTATTAAGAATTGTATAATCCTCAGGACCTGTATCTCTTGTAGGTAAAGTTATTTTCCCCCCAATATTATTAGCAGTACTTAAAAATCCTTTAAACATTGGATTAATATCATAAGGGAGTCTTTTCATGTTTTGGGGTTCTAATAGAGTAGAACGGATAGCAATCCCAGAAATTACATCAGGTGTTTCGGGTTTTCTTAAAACTCTTATATGTTGATTTCTTTTAAGTAATTTTTCAGTACTTGGTTTTAAGTAAATATAATTATCTTGTGGATTCCTTTCTTCCCTATCTGGATCTATTTCAGGTTTTATAGGGTTTATGTTGTATAGTTGGTATGATTCTTCAATATCTTTACTTAAGATACGTATAATTTCTTCTTTAATTATTTGTTTTAAATTGTTCATTTTTATATATCTTTAATTTAAGACTATTATTTCCTTTTATAACACGATGCCAATGGTGTTTTGGTATAAATATAGGTTTATTTAATGAAGTTGGTAACTCATTATCAAGTTGTATACCCCAATTTGTTTCTCCAAGTATTTCTATTGTTCTATCTTCATCATCACGATGCCATAACAATTCTATTGGATCTATGTTTTCAGAAAATTCACGAATAATATAAGAATCCGTAACTTCTATATCAGTGTATGGAGTCATTATATTAGCCTATACTTGTAGTAAGATTCTTTAATTCCTTTATTATCACATTTATTCCAAGCTTCTTTCCAACCTATATAATACTCTTTAAATTCACCTTTAATTTTTTCTAACATGTTTTTACCTTGAGAATCTATTTCATATGTTTCTTCTTTTTTATTTATTTCCTTAGATTTTTTAACTGCTGATTTAGTTTTTAATATTGCACTAAAAGCACCAAAAGCAGGACCAGCCATTTTTGCAGCTGCTCCTTCTATACCTGCACTTTTAAACAAACTTGTTATAGGTGCTATAATAGGATTTAAAGAATTTGCACTAATAGCTGCTCCTCCTTTTGTAGCTAAATAACTTACAACTACAGGGCCTATTTTTATAAGGTATGCAATTACTAAGCCTATTATAATAGCTACATATACTTTTTTAGCTAATATTACCATACAGTTTTTTTGCTCATCTGTAGGTTTAAATGTTCGAAATTTTATCATAGCAAATAACTTTGCTAATCCTTTATAAGTAAAAGCTGAAAGTAACCATTTAACCCATTCTGATACTGTTTTAGCAGCATTACCTATCCATTTTCCTCCTTTTTTTACTGGTTCTGGGATGTAGGGGCCGAATTTAGAAGAAAAATATTGAATTATTTTAGTTATTTTTTCTTGAATCCATGATACTATATTTTTAACTATTTCAGAACCAGTTAGAAAATCTTTAATGTTACCAAAAATACTTAATATACTTTCTTTTATTAACCCATTAGGTATATTAAAAATTTCTTTTAAAACTTCATAGTATTTAAAATTTGATTCAATTTCCCTTTTAATATCATTATTAGATTTTACTTCAGTAATAGTTACCCCTTTATAAGACTCTAATATCATTTTAATAATTTGTATTTTTTCTTCTTTAAGTAGCATTACTATTTATGATTTCTTTTTATATTGAGCTTTTTTAGTATTTTTTACAAATTGTTTACCTTTTTTACCTCCTTTAACTTTTTTAGCTACAGTAGATTTTCTTTCAGCTTTAGTTAAAGATTGTGCTTTAGCTTTAGGTAAACAACGGGTTGTAGCTTTACCTTTTTTCATTGTACCACAAGCTCCTGTTATATTACCTGATGTATTAATACGGACCCATTTTTCTTTTTTAAACCAGTCACGTAAAGATTCTTTAATTACATCACGTATTTGTTCTTCTTTTAAGCCTTTCCAAATAGACCCTTTTCTACATCTAACTACAGCACCCGATTTATAAGCTGAAGGTTTATCAAATTTACGATCAGCAATACGCAAACATCTGTCTCGTTTTTTTTTCTTTTCAGTAAGAACTTCTTTAATTATTTTTTCTAATCTATTCATTTTACCAAAATCCACTAAAGGATGATTTTAAACCTAACAATTTAGCATAGCGAGGTAGTCTACAAGACCAATATCCTGCTTTTGTTCTATCTTTCTTTTGTGCACATTTATGTCTAGCTGCAAATGCTTTTCTAGCTTTAGGGTTATTAATTTTTGCTTTTAATCCACCAGAACCAAATGAAACTTTTTTTACTTTTTTAGTTCTAGGATCCCTAACATAAACATAATATGCTTTAGAGCCACCACGTTTTGGTTTTCCTATGGGTGGATCTTTTTTCTTTTTCTTTTTAGCTGCTTCACTAAGATCAAAATTTGATACTGATTTATACCATTTTACTAACTCATCATAATTCATATCAAATGCTGGGTAATCAGGATCATTTTCAAATTTAGCTAATTCTTTAGGGAATCTTTCTAACATTTTTCTAATAGCATCCATTCTGTTATTAGTAGCTTTTATAGTTTTACTAGCGTTAAATAAATTATCTTTAGGTAATCTCCAATCCTTATCCCATGTTCTTCTATCTATACCATAACTAGTAGGTCCGGTATATATGTTATCATCATCTTCCCAATCATCTTCCCAATCTAAATCTTCTGATTCATTAACTAGGTTTTCCATAGGTAAACCTAAAGGTACTTTTTTACCTTCATACATTCCATAATTACCTAAGTCAGTTTCTGTTAAAATTTCTTTATCATCATCATTTACATGAATAATTTCACGCAAATATAAAGAACGAGCTTCTGCCCATAAATTAATAAAAGATTGTGAGCCATAACGGAATGTGTTTTCGGTTAGTGGTAGCTTATTATGCACGTGATATTGCAGATTTTCCGATAATATCTGTTTAGGTGCTACACTTTCATTTAGTAACACACCTTCATTACCTACATTATCACAAGTATTACAACCGCAGTTACAATCTTTTTTCTTAGGTTGAGTAGATAATACTTCTTTTATTAAATTTGTTAATCGTGACATGTTAATAAATATTATTTAAATAAAGCATCAAAATTCATTATAATTTCGGATGATGAAACTCCTACGTGGTTTAAAACTTCAGAAGGAGAAAGGTTATTAATTTTTTCGTCTGTAACTTCATAAAATACTCCTTGTCCTGTAGGTTTAACATTTAACATATAACCTATATTTTTATTTAACATTGGTTTTTTCTTTAGTTTTGTTTTAGCCATTTGGATTAAAGCAGAAGCAGCAATATCTTCTTTTGTAGCATTTTCTTTTAAATTTAAATTACTATATACTTTATTAATTTTTTTAAATATTTGTAATATAATGTCAAAATTAAATTCTTGAGAAACTTTTTTTAATTCTTCTTGATTTTTAAATTTAACCATTAATTCTGCAGCTTCTATTAAATCAGAAGGTTTAAATTTACCTGGGTTAGATGTAGATGAATCAATACCTTTTCCTTCTAAAGCTGAAAATAAACTTTTAAAAGCAAATAAATCACCTAAAAGACCTACTGATGAGTAGTCTGAAGAAAATTTTCCTAATTTAATTTTTTTACCAGGGTAATCTTTTACTTCAACTCCTATTTCATTTATAATTAAATCTGGGTCATCACCTCCACGTCCATCTTTAACATCAAATTTATTTTTTATGTTATACTGAAAAGCCCAATATGAAGAGATTTCACCATTTCCTGAACCTGCTGATTTTTTACCAGAAGCAGATGCAGGTTTTTCATCAAATAACTCAGAAAATATTTTTTGATCTTCTCCACTTAAATTAAAATCTTTTCCTAATTCTAAAGGAGTTTTACAAGTAGGAATTGTATCAACATTTAAAGCTTTTTTAATAATACTATCATATTCTTCTTGTTGTTCATTTAATAAAGATTTTTCTTCTGTTACTTCATGAATCATTTTAAATAACATATCTTTATCTTTAGGATCATTCATGTCAGGATACCCTTTAGGGAATTTGTATGCTATACCATGTAAAAATTTATCTAAACTATCCATTAGTTTATTTTTTTAAAAGCCTGTTTCAATTTATTCATTAAAGTGTCATCAGCATTTTTCATCAAAGAAATAAAAGTATCAGCTAAAACTTTATTTGCTGCATTGTTTAAAGTTTTGTTTTGTTTTAAAAGATTAAAAGTCATATTAAATTTAACAACATCGATATCACCTAATTGTTTAATTAAAGGAGTTAAAGATGTTGTTGAATCAATACCTGAATCTGAAGTTTTTTCTTCTTCTTTTATAAATTTAACTATTTCTTCTCTAATTAGTTGTTTAAGTTTCATATTTTTATTTTTACGCTTCCCCAGGTAACTCTTCATCCGCAGGTTCTTCAGTTGGTGATTCTTCGGGTGGAGATTCAGCTCCTATATCTCCTCCCATATCTCCACCTTCTTCTCCTTCTACAGGTTTAACTCCAAATCTTAAAATACGAGCAATAGCTTCTGCAGCATGTTGTTCTTCAGGAAGATTTAGCAAATAATATTTTTTACCTTCAACTTGGGCTATAAAGCTTCTTTTACCATAAATTAAATAAAATAGTTGATCGTTTTTTAAATTAATTCTAAATGTGGTAGGACGAGGTGAAACCCAATCAATTGAAGCTACAAAATTATCATACTCAGGTGTTAAAAGATCTACAATAACAGCTTTTAATTCAGGAAATTTAGTTAATTCATCATATTGAACCGCTTCCTCAGGTGTAATAGTTCTATTAGAATATACCTGTTTAATTAAAATTTTTAACTTGCTTTGTAGTGCTTCTTTTGTCATTTTTACTTAGTAGTATATTTTTGAAATGATTGTTGATCTATAGCTACATCAATAGGAGATTTATCTGTTAATACAGATGCAAGATAATCTATGCTTGTATCTAATTCTTCAACATCTTTTTCAGTATCATCTTGACTTTTATCTACATCATTAATCCCATTAAGTATATCAAGTAAAATAGGTTCTAATCTTTTTACAGCTTTAGTAGTATCTGGGTCTTCGTGTAATTTTTGTAAAAAAGTTTCAGCTAATTTTTTACGTAAAGATTCATCAATTACTCCTTCTTTACTTGCAACATCTACCATTGCATCAATTTGAGGTTCTTTCATTTCAAAATCAAGATAATGTTTAGCAGAAACAATCATACTTTTTGCTTTAGTAATTTTAGATTGCCACCAATGTGGAAAATCAACTTCATTATCCATCTTATCAAATTTGTCAAGCATTTTATAAAGCTCCATAGCATATTTTCCAATACGATACACATCCGCTTTTAACATACCTGGTTCATCATCTTGATGTCCTAAATCAATATCTTCTGATATGGGTTCATCTGCAATTTCTTCGGATGGTGTTTCAAGTTCTTTTTGCATTGTTTTTTCAATAGCAGCCCCACGTTTTTTTTCATAATCAGAAAGTTTACCATCTTTATTTAAATCAGCTTTTTTAGGATTTTTTAAAGCATCTTTAACCATTTCTTTAAGTTTTTCTGTTTTATCCATAGTTTCTTCTTCAGGTTTTTCTTCTGCTTGTTTTTTAACTTGTTTAACTGCTTTAGCGTATGCTACTTTTTCAGCTTCAGATCCATATCTTTTAACCAATTTGTCTCTCCGAGTTCCAATTATAGACAAAAAATTGTCATATATTTTTTTAGATTCCTCAGGAGAGAACGCTTCGGTTAGTTTCATTTATTAAGCTTTATCTTCAGCAGTTGAAGTTCTTTTAAACTCCGCTGCTAATTTTTTAATTTCATTAGCTGCTCTACGTGCACGTGTACGAGCTACTTTGGTTGTTTTTTCGTTTTCAGTTTCTAAAGTAACTAATTGTTCTTTAACTGCTTCAATAATTTCATTTAATTGCATAATTTTTATTTTTATAGATTTTATTATTTATTCTTCTCCTCCAATATATTCACCTACAAAGAATTTTAAGGTGTTTCCTATTTGAGTAGTAAGTTTATCATTGTCCATTGCTTTAGATACTTTTAAAGCTGATATTAAGTGGTCCATTAGGTCACCTTCATCACCTTTCATGTCAGCAGCTATATCTTCAATTCCACCTCCAGTTTCAGGTTCTTCTTCTGTTTCTTCTTCAGGTGCTTCATCTTCTATTTCTTCTGTATCTTCAGATTCATCAGTTTCTATTTCTTCTTCATCTTCTTTAGCTTCGTCTAAAGATTCTTCAAATGGCATACTACCAAAAGCAGCAGCATATTCTGCTTCTTCATCGGCATCCATTTGTTGTGCTAATGCTTCATCTGCATCCATTTCATCTTCAGGATCCATTTCTTCACTTAATTCGTTAATAATCATTTCACGAATTTTTGATTTAATGTCTTTTGATTCTTCTTCTAAATTTGAAAAACTTTTAATTTTATCAACATGAGCTTGAACATAATCAAATTCTTCTTCAGGAATACCCATTTGTAAAGCTAAATTTATAAGTGCTTGTTGAGCCATTTTAGCTATGATTACTTGTTGTTCACTAGCTTGTCCTTTTTCAATTACTTTTTTTTCTAAAAGGAAAAGTTGGTCATTTATTTTAGCCATATTTTTTATAGCTATTTCGCTTAAATCTCCAAGTTCGCCATCTAAAATTCTTTTAAATAAAGAAGTAGCAGCAGGGCATATGTCAAAATGTTGAGTTTGGTAACCATAAACATTCAATTCACCTGCTTCAGATTCTTTTAAAATGTAATCACCATGTCTATGTTTTTCAACAGATGTCATTTTTTTAAGAACACCCATTAAGTCTTTTTTATCTGCTCCTAAATCTTTAGCAGCAGCTACTAACGGTTTTAAACCAGCAGCTCCACCTTCTTTTTTAAGTATAGCTTTAATGGATTTTTCTAATTTACTTTTGCTAAATTTTTCTTCTTTTTCTTTTGCTTCTCTTAAAAAAGGATTTGAATTTTCAATGGTTTTATTTTCCGTTAAAAATTTCTTTAAATCAAAGTTATCTTTCATTTTAAAATATTTTATTATAAATATATAGGACTAATACACATTACAGGAAAGTAATATTATTTTTTTAAGTTTTTTAAATATTCTATACTACTTTTCATTGCTTTTTCAGCTCGTTCTTTATTAATTCCTCCAACCCATTTTTGTATATCACCAGCTTCAGTAATGTAATTATTATTACTTTGAGAAAGTAGATTTTCCATAAAACTTTTGTATTCTTCTATATTAATGTCTATTTCTTTATTAAATGTACTATTAACATATTCTTCCCATTTACCTTCAATTTTTAATTTAGTTTCGGTAACTGCTCTACAATCAACACATTCACCATAAGCTTTATAATAATGAGGATCTAATTGTCCATCCATATTTTTCTTACACTTAGGGCAAAAAATAGGAACAGAAACCTTTTTAAATTTATCTAATTTAGTAATATTTTCTTTTATACCATCACGTATAGTCCATTTTTTTCCATTTTCTTCCCAAATATCACCTTCTTTATAGCTAATAGATTCTTCACCACTATAACCTATACCTGTAGTAGTTTTATTGCCTGACTTACCTTTTATTAGGTTTCTAAGACGTTCTACATCATGTTTTTTAAATTGTTTTTTTAATACTGAATCTGACATTATAATCCTAATTGTTTTAGTTGTTGAATAGCATCGTCTGCTGATGTATATAATATTCCTGTTCCACCTGAAGAATTCCAGGTGTCTATAGTACTTGCTTTATCGTCTATAAGAATATCTGTTTTAGTTAAATTTGATTTTATTTGATGTTTTTGTTTTGCGGGTTTAAAATTTACTTTTGGAGGTGATGGAAACAAATCAGAATGAATTTTACGTAACCATACCATTTTTCCTAATCTAGATTGTTTTTTAATAGAAGGAGCAGTTAGTATCTCATAATCATATTGTGAAACATAATCTACTAATTTTTTAGCTCCAGGCATTACAGGTATACCTGCCCAAAATCTTACTTTATTTTCTTCATCTATAAAATCCCAAAATTGACTCATACCATACTTATCTCTATATTCATCTGGGGTCATACCTGATAAATCAATAAATCTCTGATCAAAATCAGCTATTACACCATCCATATCTAAATAGATAGTATATGCAGATACATCATTTTCTTTAATTAATCTATATAGGTCAAATAAATTAGACATAGTTAAAATTTAGGTAAACTTAATGCTTTTCTTCTGCTTCTCCAAAGATTTAATATTACCTGTTTATCTTTAGGTGTGATATCTTGAGCATCTAAGTAAGTATTTATTACATCTATAAGTGGTCTTCTTTCTTTTTTAGCTCTAAAATACATTCCTTGTAAATTAGCATCTACTTCTTTTGGTAATTTAAAATATTCAGCTTGTGGGATTATATCAGCTTTTACTAAAGCTCGTATTGCAATATCAAAATCTTCATCAAAATCTTCTTTTTTAGTTTTTGAATCACCTGATTGGGTAATATGTTCAATTTCATGTCTTACAACATCTTTAAGATTCATAGAAATTTCTTCCCAAAATTCAGGTAACATCTTAGGATCAACTATAAAGGTAACTTTTATAAAACCAGGATATTTTTTACCTGTTTTTTTATTTATATAAGCATAATCACTTCCACCATCTACTTTAAGTTTACCAAATTTGGGTTTATAAATTATTTGGGCATAAACTTGAATACCTCTTGGAGGAAAATCATAATTATCTTCATATGTTGAATCTTTTTCACCTTCATCAAAATCTTCTTTCCAAAAATTAAAAATATCTCTTGAAATTTGGTTTGATAAAGTATCATAACGACCTTCTTCTAAAGTAGCTAATTCTCTAGCAAATTGATTTAAACCAAAAGGATCTTTACCTAAATTTTTATCAAACCCATATTTATGCTTATAAGGTTTTTCTTTTTCATTTAAACTAGTAACTTCTTCTCCATCTTTTCCATCTGTATAGTTTCTAAAGACCATATTACCTCTTGTATATGCTTCTCTTTCTATATCATTTAAATAATCATCTTCCATTGTATTAGTAGTACTAATATCTTTTAATCTACCTTCTAAATTTTGAATATGATGAATCATTTCATGAGCATATGATCTTACTACAT